ACAAGGACAAACATTATCTGTAACAAACGGATCTTGGAATACTAATTTAGCATATGCTCCAACATCATATACTTATCAATGGAAAAGAGCTGGATCTAACATATCTGGAGCTACATCTTCAACATATACTACTGTAACAGCAGACATAGGAAATTCAATAACTTGTACCGTAACAGCTGTTAATAATAGAGGAACACTTTCTGCTAATTCAAGCAATGGAATAACAATAGTTGCTTCAACATATACACTTACATATAATGGAAATGGCGGAATCGTATTAGGAAATTCTTCTACCTCAACAACAGTAACTGCTGGTTCTGCAGTATCGTTACCATCTGCCTCAAGAAATTATCATACCTTTAATGGCTGGTATACTGCATCATCAGGAGGAACATATTTAGGAACAACTGGAAATTCTTATACTCCACCTTCTACCACAACCATATATGCTCAATGGTCTGCAATATCATATACGGTTTCATTTAATGGAAATGGTGGCTCTGTTTCTCCAACATCCTCATCTGGAACAAATGCTAATGGAGTAACTTTACCAACGCCTTCAAGAACAAATTATTCTTTCTTAGGTTGGTACGACGCCTCTTCTGGTGGTAACTATGTAGGTCCAGCTGGAAATACATATTATCCGACATCTTCAATAACTTTATATGCTCAATGGCAAATAATTACATATACAGTTTATTGGAATGGCAACGGAGGAACTGTAGATCCTAGCTCAAGTACAGTAAATGCTGGATCTTCTGTAACAGCACCTAGCCCAAGCCGATCTGGTTATGTGTGTACTGGTTGGTGGAACAACACATCTGGTGGAACAAAAATAGTTGACGTAGGAAATTCTTACACCCCTTCATCAAGCGTAAATCTTTATGCACAATGGACAGTTGCTCCAATAGTTCCAACTATTAGCAGTTTAAGTATAACAAATAGCAGCACACTCACATACGTAAACTGGACAGTGGATTATCAAGATACTTATTCTATTTCAGTAAGTCCAGCAACTGGAGGAACTATAGGTGGAACATCATTTAGCGGAACTGCAGATGCAGATAGACAAAAGTATATAGGAACACATTCACCAGGTACAACATATAGTATTTCGTTGACTGTAACATCATCTACTGGACATACAGATACAGAAAGTACTTCATGGACAGCTCCAGGAGGTTCAACAGCTCCATCAGCTCCCACAGGAGTAAGTGTAACTGGAAGTGGATCTGTAAGCTGGACGGGAGACGCTACAGCAACTAGCTACGAAATAGAATTTTATACAGCTCAAAGCAGCACTGGAACATCTGCTGCTGGACCATATTCTGTAACAGGAATATCTGCATCCCCATATCAGTTAACCTCTCAGTACGCATCTCCAAATAACTACGCTAGAGCTAGAGTTAGGGCTAGAAATAGCGCAGGAGCTTCTGCATACTCAGATTGGTACCCTTCATCGACAACTTACGTATAGGAGTAATATGATTAGTAAAGAAGAACAGCAAGATTTAGATAATATAAGAATAGAGTATCTAATTGGCCAATTAAATAATATTCAGGGCTCGATAAATTCTTATATAGATCATGCAGAAGAGTTTTCAGAAAAGTATTCTTTAGAAGAAGTACTGCCAGATTTAAATTCTCAAAAAGAAATTCTTTTAACAGAGCTACAAAGTCTTGGCGGAATATGGCCAACAACTAACTAAAATATAAAGGAGAGAAATGCCAATATACGACGAGCTTAACGATAATGAAAAAAATCAAATAAAGATAAATGCAAAACGTAATATAGAGTACGCAATGTATACTTTAGAGATAGATATATTATTGGAAAAGGCAAAGTCTAACCCAGATTTAGAAAAAATTTCAATTATGGAAAATGAAATTGTAGAAAAAGAAAATCAAATATTGGCACTAGGAAATGTCTTATAGGTCTACAATATTAAGTGATTACCCACTAGCGTACTACCCACTAGATGATTTTACCACATCTAGTGACGCTGGATATATAGACCTGCTTGCACAAAATGAAGACTATCAAGAAATTTTAGACACTTATGACAGCTATCAACAAATAACTGGAACAAAGCCTTTAACATATGCTGAATTACTTTTAACTTATGGAACATATGCAGATGTAGCAGCAGCTTATGCATCGTATGCAAATTTAGGCGGAGATATTGCATACGATAATTCAGAATGTAAAAATGATGGAAAATATGTTGGCAGGCCAGTAGGGGGAATTGTTCCATTAGTAAAAGGAAATTCTACTGCAGCAAAAATAGGTGATTCAAACTATATAGAATATATAATTGATAAAGATTATTCTGGACAAATAACGTCTAGTAAATTTGCTACATCAGATTCAGCTGATAACGATTTTACATTAGAGCTTTGGTTTAAGCCAAATATAACAGGATCATTTCTTACTCCACTATTTGCAGATAAAACTACTGGAAGCGAAGTAGGTTTATTTTATTATAAGGGCAACATAGTATTTCAGGTAGATACAGAAAAAATTGAATATACAATTCCATATACAAATAAATCATTTCATGTTGTCGCTGTTTATACAAACTCATCATTATCTCTTTATATTGACAGCGTACTGGAAGTTACAAAATTAATTAATACTAATCCATTTACAAGAACATCAGTAAATTTTAAAACAGGACCATGCGGTATAGGTCAGTATTTTATTATTAACAGCATTGCTGCCTATAGATATGCGTTATCACAAACCCAAATTAATAATCATTATAATGACGCAAAAGCCATCAGACCAGCACAGTTAATTGAATCAAACGGTGGAGAATGGTTTAATTTATACGACGATAATTCCAGATTAGCATATCAGTATGCGTGGCCATCTAATAAGGCTTGGGAGTTATTTTTAACTGAAGATTTATATTTTGATCAAGATAAACAATATATCGCTATTGCAAAAACAGAATTATTAGAAGAAAAAACTGTAGTCATAGAAGATGAAATAGTTTTGCCAGGTAATACTATGGACTCATCTAAAATAGAGTGGGACGGGGATAATGGAGTAACTGTAGAGACAAGCGATGACGGAATAACATATATTCAGTGTAATAATGGAAATGAAATTCCCCAATACCAGATAAATAATTTTAGCGAAGAAAGACGTTTATTTATAAGAGTCACGATGTCTACTTTAGACTCAAGTAGGTATAATCCAAGATTAAACTATTTAGTTGTTAAATTTTATAACAATATGAAAAAGATGGCCGTTAATGGACCTTCATATATTACCCCAGACGATGGTTCATTTATTTTAGGGCGGGTAAGCTCAGAGATCCTCCAGAGAGACTCTAGAAACGGTTTAAAGGTCAATACAGGCTCTAGCTTCAAAATAACTACTACAGATAACATAAACACTATAGAGTTCTTCTACACCCCATACAGCCTTTCTGAGGCGGGATCAATAATATTCGCTGGCACCACATTATTATCCTGGAATTCAAATGGAGATTTAGCCAGAGCAAATATAGAAGAGATATATGTCAATAATTATACTAAAACAGGCGAAAACAATATTAAGGATATATTGACCGAAGGGGATCTAAATTATGTCGTTTTGACATTTATGGAGCCAATTACGGGAGAGATTATTATGAATGGTTCTTCTATCGGCGGCGGCACTTCAGGCCTATATCAGAATATTGCATTATATGAATATCAATTTAATGCATTAGACGCATTAAACAATTATAATTTATATAGATATGGGGACGTATATATTCTATTTGACCTATCTAATTCGTCTATGACCCTGACAGAATCTTCTGTTGAGGCGTATGATTTAGAGTGGGAACGTACAACTAACCAATAATTTTGTCATAATGCTTGACAAAAACCTAGACTTGAGACTTTAAAAGTGGTAAAATAGTAATCTATGGAAATTAAAAAGCTTGGATCAAAAATAAAGACTGGTGAAACCAGGCTTGGAGTATATGTTTGGGAAATGCCAGACGGACGCTGGATAGGCGACGACGATCAAAATTTCTTATCTATTCAATCTATGCGTGGGGATTTGTCAAGAATAGATCTATTGGCCAAGGCTGTAAGAAGTTATGGAATAGAAGAAGGAAAGCCTAAGTTCTTAGAGGGCAGTAGACAGATAGACGATGAAGAGTTTCAAAGACAAAAAACAAGACTAGCTCTAGGCTTAGTTCCAGATGAATTAGATATTGGCGTATATAAAGATGAAGTCAAAAAGTGGGGCAAAAAATGATTGAATACGAAGAAGACGTACCTAGTCAAGATGTAGAAATATCTAATGTAGCAGACTGGATGAAATTCAATGCTCCATCTATTAACAATAATCAAGATCCATTTTCCATAGAAGGTGAAGATGTTCTAAAATTATCTGGACTAAGTCCTGCCATGAGAAGAAAAGTTAGTAGAGATATACAGAAAAAATTTAATGGCACAGAGGGGACAGGGACACAGCAGCTTTTAATACAGCAGGCAGTAAGTGGGTACGCTTTATTTGACTTAGTAATGCCAGAGTATAATTTAGATTATCTATCAACAATTTATGAAATATCTCCATATAACTATGCTGCTATAAATGCTAAGGTTGCAAATATTGTCGGATTAGGTTTTGATTTTATGGAAACTAAAAAGACAAATGATTTGCTTGATGATATAGAAGATGAAAAGCAGCTAGAAAGAGCACGTAGAAAATTAAATAGAATTAAACAAGATTTACATGAGTGGTTAGAAGATTGTAATGAAGAAGAAACATTTAAAGAAACACTTATTAAATTCTATACGGACGTAGAATCAACAGGAAATGGCTACTTAGAAATAGGAAGAACAACCGCTGGAAAAATTGGATATATAGGACATATTCCTTCTAAAACCATGCGTGTCAGAAGACTAAGAGATGGGTTTGTACAGTTACTTTATGGAAAGGCTGTATTCTTCCGTAATTTTGGAGATCAGGAAACAGCTAACCCAATCGCTGGTGCCACTGATAGACCAAATGAAATTATTCATCTTAAAAAGTATACTCCAAAGAACAACTACTATGGAATTCCAGATATCATAGCAGCTCAGAACGCTATGGCTGGAAATGAATTTGCTGGGAAATACAACTTAGATTATTTCGAAAATAAAGCAGTACCAAGATATATAATTACTGTTAAAGGGGCAAAGCTTTCATCAGAATCTGAAAGAAAGTTATTAGAATTTTTCCAAGTTGGATTGAGGGGCAAAAATCATAGATCTTTGTATATCCCTCTTCCAGCAGATTCGCCAGACTCTAAAGTTGAATTTAAGATGGATCCAATTGAGGCTGGAACTCAGGAATCTTCATTTAATGTTTATCGTCAATCAAATAGAGATGAAATATTAATGGCTCACAGGGTCCCAATTAATAAAATTGGCACACCAGCTGGAATTAATTTAGCAGCAGCAAGAGACGCTGATAAGACATTCAAAGAGCAGGTATGTAGGCCAGCACAAGAGAATTTAGAAAAGAAATTAAATAAAATTATTAAAGAAATGACAGACGCTTTAGAAATTAGATTTAATGAATTAAGTCTAACCGATGCAGATACCCAGTCTAAAATTGATGAAAGATATTTACGATTCCAGGTAATTACCCCTAATGAAATCAGATTAAGAATGGGCCTTGTGCCACGTGAAGGCGGGGACAAGCCAGTTGATTTAGCAGCCCAAGCAGCTGAAATTAAGGCACAGGCTATGCAAAGCCGTGAAAGGGATCAGGATAGGTCTGCAAATTCTCCAGATAATTCTGGAGAGGGCAGAAATGCAAAAGGCGACGGCAGACAGGTTGAGTAGTCCTACTCAACTGATTATTTGCCTTTAGATATATAGAAGTCTATAATATACACATATGACCATTGAAAAATCACATTGGTCTTCTGAAGGAAATGTTATTAATTTATCAGTTCCTTTTACGAAGGTCAACAGAGAAAAAAGAACAGTCTCAGGTTTTGCTACACTAGACAACCTAGATCAGACTGGTGATGTCGTCACAATGGAAGCAAGCATGAAAGCTTTTGAAAACTTCCGTGGCAATCTAAGAGAAATGCATCAGCCAACCGCAGTTGGCAAAGTTGTTTCTTTTAGACCAGAAACATATTACGATGCAAAGTCAAAAGAATTTTACAATGGTGTTTACGTAGATGCATATATTTCAAAAGGCGCCCAGGATACTTGGGAAAAAGTATTAGATGGAACACTACAAGGATTTTCAATCGGCGGAAAGATTATAGATTCAGAAACAGAAATGAATAAAGCAACAGGAGAATCTGTTCGCTTCATTAAGGATTACTCACTTGTTGAATTATCAATAGTAGATTCTCCAGCAAATGAACTCTGCAACATTTTGTCAATTGAAAAAGTCAATGGTCAAATGATTTTCAAGGGCATTGCAGCAGATGTAAAAATGGAAAATATTTTTTATTGTGCAGATAGCGATTCTGTATTTATGTCAACAGAAGCTGAGTATATTTCACCAGTTACTGGTAAGAAAACAGAACTTATTGGTTGGGTGGAATCAAATGATACAAACAAAGCAAAAGAAATAGATAAGATTCTTGGTTTATACAAATCAAGATTAAACACGTTGCCTGATGTAAAAATTGCAAAACAGGCAAACGCAGAAGGAGGTAATGAAGTGGAAAATTTAGAAACCACAACAACTACCGAAGAGACTGTTGAAAAATTACGTGTTCCAGGACAAGAAGTTGCAGCTGAAGCTGTAGCAGAAGTTGCTGAAGCAGTAGTTGAAGTAGAAAAGTCTGAAGAAGTAGTCTCTACAGAAGAAAACACTTCTGCCGAAGTTCTGGAAACAGCAGCCGAAGCAACAGAGGTTGTAGAACCTGATTTTGCAAAAATGCTAGGCGACCTTAAAGGCTTCTTCTCGGAGACTTTGGAAAAGGCCTCTGAGGCAAACGCAGCTCAAGTTTCAGCAATTAAAGAAACTGTTGAAACCTTTAGCAAAGGCGTAGATGCTAGAATTTCAGAATTAGCAGAAAAGCATACAGCACTCTCTACCGCAGTAGAATCAATTAAGAATACTATTGAAGGTGTAGAAAAGAGAGTGGACGCAGTCGAATCTGAGACTGCAATTAAGAAGTCCTCTGACCTTGGCGGGTCACAGGAAGTAACAATAAAAAAATCAAAATGGAACGGCACTTTCCTCGGTTCCGTTAGTGAATTGATAAAATAAGGTAGGTGAAAATAACTAATGAGTAATGAACTATTAGCTAAAGCAGCAGCTGCCGATACTACCCTAACAGGTAGCATGGTTGGAGCGGCAGATCCCACCGACGGTATCCACGTTGGATCCGAAGGTAAAGGTGGTCTACTAAATCCAGAGCAGTCTGCACGATTCCTCGATTACATGTTCGATGCAACAGTAGTCGGTAAATTAGCACGTACAGTTCGCATGCGAGCTGATACGACTGAGATTGATCGTATTGGCGTAGGTGAGAAGCTTATGAAGCTTGCTTCTGAAGCTGAGAATACTGGCACAAATGCTGCCGTACAATTCTCAAAGATCTCTCTTACAACTAAGAAGCTACGTCTCGATTGGGAACTTTCAACAGAGTCTCTCGAAGACAATATCGAAGGTGCCGATCTAGAAGACCACATTGCACGTCTGATGGCAACACAGGCTGGTAATGATCTTGAAGATGTAGTTCTTAATGGTGATACATCTCTAACAGGTGACAATCTATACAAGGCTTTTGATGGTATTGTAAAGATTGCAAAGGCAAACGGTCACGTTGTTGACGCCGATGGCGCAAACATCTCCCGTGAAGTCTTCAATAATGCCCTCAAGGCACTTCCAAGAAAGTACAAGCAGCGTCGTCCAGACCTCCGCTTCCTTTCTGGTTCAAATCTAATCCAAGATTATCTATATTCTACTTCTCAGAATATATCAAACGTTAACCCACAAGATATTGCAGCAAGCATTATCCGTGGCGAAACAGCAGGTCTTGGTGGTCCAGCAGGCTTTACAGCTCCATTCGCATTCGGTATTCCGATTGTTGAAGTTCCTTTGCTTAAGGAAACTCAGGGCGCTGATAGCGATCAGGGTGATATCCACTTGACATTCCCAAATAACGTTGTTATTGGTATCAAGCGTGATGTTACTGTTTATCGCTTCTTCTGGCCAAAGAAGGATTCGATTGAGTATACAATGTATACCCGTGTCGGAGCCCAAATTGAACAAGCAGATGCTTGGGTCGTTGTTAAGAACGTTAAGGTTGCTTCCTAATTAAATAGGAATTAAAACTGCAAAAAAGCCCCCAAATTAATTTTTGGGGGCTTTTACTTTTAATGTACTAATGCTATAATTAATAGACCTAATATTAAGGAGATAATATGTCATTTGACACATTGAAGGTAAAAGAATTAAAGCAAATTGCTGAGAATTTTGCCGTGGATACCGAAGGACTAAAGAACAAAGCAGACGTAATTGCCGCATTGGCAGAAGAAGGCGTAACTTGGTCCGTATATCAAAGTACATTAAAAAATATCGATGATGCAAAAGAAGAAATAGAAGTTCTTCCAAAATTCGATCCAAATCAAGAAGTTGATAAGGATGCAGTGCTTGTAAGAATGACTAGAAACAATTACAGATATGATGTCTTAGGTTATACATTCACCAAGGATCATCCATTTGTTGCAATGCCAAGTGAGAAAGCACAGCAAATTTTTGACAAGGAGGAAGGGTTTAGATTGGCTTCGCCAAGAGAGGTACAAGAGTACTATAACTAAGCCTAATAAATGGCAGAGATATATTTAAATAGTAGCGATACTAATAATACTCCCCTTATATCTACAAGATTGTATGATGGAGGGCTACCATTTAATTCTGATGAAGAAGTAACTGTTCAATTTACTAGACATTGGGAACCAGAAATGGGAAACACAACTTTGCCAACAATTACAGTAAATGCAGAAAAAACAGAGGTAGATGACGGAGCTTATCAGGTTAGAATTCCTTCAGGTTTATTTACTGCATCTTATCCGTATTCAGCAACAGCCACATGGCTATATGACGGTAAACAAAAAACAACTAAAGTAAATGTTATTAAGCCTTATGTGGATCTTTATGAGGCGGCTGATGATTTAGGACTAGGAATAGATCCTAATGATCCTACACATAAAACATATAATGATTTGAGGCTAGCAGAAAAATATGCTCGCATGCAAATAGAATCATATACAGGACAAAAGTTTTATTTGTATAAAGATACATTTAGCGTAATGGGAAGCGATTCCGACATACTTCCATTATCAGATAAAATAAAAGATATATTTACTTTAAAAGCTAAAGACGAAACTTTAATAGATAATTTAAACGATATAAATAATGTTGGGTACTTAATAGAACCAACAGTTAGTGGATACGGCATTAAAATAAATCAAGAAGTTTTGTTAGATAACGTTACATATATTGCAAACGGAATGGTTCCACCTTCTATCCATGACATTATGCCAAACATATTTAGAAAAGATGTTAGATATGATGTATGGGGCAGATTCGGTTGGACGGAAATACCAGAGGATGTTACCGAAGCAGCAAAAGAATTAATGAAAATGTATTTTGCAAAAGACAGACATTGGCGAGATAGATATGTTAAAACTATATCTACAACAGACTGGGATTTTGAATATGATTCAAATGCCTTCTCTGGAACTGGCTCAGCATATGCAGATAAATTATTATCAGATTATGTCATAACAGAGATGGTGCTTATTTAATGTTTGATTTAGTGGACGGATTAATGTCCATGACATTGGATGTTTATAGACAAGAAGAAGAACAAGATCCAGATACTGGCGTAATGAAGAGACAGTTTATGTATTATAAAACTATGCCATGCTACGCAAGAGGCATTGTAGCTCAAAATGTTACAAGAAACTTAGATAAGCAAGTATTTTCTAACAAGTATGAAAACCAACAATACCTAGAAGTTAGAACAGTTGAAAGATTAACTCAAAGAGAAAAGATATCTAATATAAAAGACTCTGATGGTAAGCCCATATGGTTTGAATTAAATTATCCAAATGATACTGCTACTGTATTTGAAGTAGTAGGTTCAACTCCAATAACTGATCCTTTTGGTTCTGTGGTTGGATACAATACATCACTAAAGAGATCGGAGAATCAGCAAATTGGCGTCTGAGGTAATGGCATTACAAGCTGCCAGCGGACTAGTTAAACTAATGGCTGGCCAGCCAATAAGTGGTGCAATAAAAGATTCTACAGTAGCTCAAATATCAGCAGCTATATTTTATAAAACAAATGTAATGGCAAAGCTAACCTCTAATCCAGCATTTCAAAGGTCTTTTAATAATACTATATTTAATCAAATAGAAAATGATTTTGGCGCATATATAGATTCAAAAGCAACAATGTCTCCAAAGTCTTTGCACCATGTATACGAATGGGGACAGACTGGAATTAAGGAAGCCAGATTGTTTAAGTTAAATAGAATTGCTGACATGGGATTAGGATTTACTGTTAATTATGAATTAATAAATTCTAAATCTTTTGTTCCAGCTAAAGGTTCTAGAAATAGACATGTGTTTGTAAAAAAAGCAGAAGTTATGGAACAGGGTAAAACTGTTATTATTACTCCAAGATCTTCAGAAAGATTAGTGTTTGAATTGGATGGAGATACTATATTTATGCCAAAAGGACAATCTGTAACCGTAACAAAGCCTGGAGGAGTTGCAACAAAAAACTCATTCTTATTTGCATACAGACATTTTTTTACAGGAAATCTTGTTAATATGTCAATTAAAAAATCTGGATTTCAAAGACTATTTAATTCCGCTATGACAAGAGCCTTAGACACTCCAATTAATATAAAAAGAGTTCAGTATAAATTTTCTCCAAATTCTGTTGCTAGCCAAGCCGACGCAGCATTGTTGGCAGCATTTTCGGGGGTAGCAAATGCCTAATTATAAACTAGACGCTATGTTTGAACTGAGAAAGTACCTTTGGAATAAATTAAAGGCTGCTAATATATTTGATCCAAATAGTTACTATTCTGATAATTTAAAAGAAACTATGATCCCATTGATTCCAGTTCAGCAACAGCCAGAAATGAATCAATTTTTGAGCGGGAAGAAACACATAGTCTACGACAAGATAGGTATATCCTATGAGAACAATTGGTTAATATGCTGTGAACAAATACTATTTACTATATATGCCACGGAGTTGGCCGATATAGTAGAAATACGTAACTTTATGATGGATGAATTTAGAAGGATGGACGATTCAGCAGGAGATGTAAATTATTGGTCTGGATTATCAGACAAATTTAAATTCCATAGCATATTTATAGCAGATATATCCCCTACAAAACCATCAGAAGAAATTCAAGGGTTTTTAGAGGCAGACGTAATACTTGAAGTTAAATACTCTAGAATTACAGACAACAACGGCAGATTTGCCTAGTTTGCTTTAGGCCGTATTATACTCTAAAATTAGTTCTAGAGGAAAGGGCCTAGCCAGCCAAATATATATATATTAATTTCATGAAATAGGAGGTTAACTTCATGGCACAATCAGCAGGTAATGCTAAAAATATTCTCGTTGGTGCTTCCCCATTGTTTATTTCAAACATTGATATTACAGAAGGATCAGCATACAAGGAAAATGCAGAACCAGGTTCAGCGGATGCAGCTGCATATGAGACAACAAAATCTTATACAGAAACACTTAATGGTGTAGATAGCGGTGCATTCTATTACAGAAACGTTGGTTTTACTAACAATGGTCTTCAGATCACTTATAACCCAACATATGATTCTGTAACGGTTGACCAGTTACTTGATACAGCTAAGCTGTTCAAGTCTGCGATGGAGGTTATGATCGCAACAGAAATGTCCGAAGGAACACTAGAAAACGTTCTAGTTGTATTTGGACAGGGATCAGATACTTTAACATCACCAATTACAGGAGCACAAAATGGAAACGATGTTCTCGCTCTTGCGGGTGGATCACTAGGTGAGGCTCCAACAGAGCGTCAGCTAATTGCAGTTGGACAAGCTCCAACAACAGCTTCTCCAAAGACAGAGCGTGTATATTATGCACGTCGTGTTCTTTCTGTACAGCAGTCACAGTTCTCTTTGGCTCGTACAACTCCAACTACATTCCCAGTAACATTCCGTCTTCTTCCAGATGCTTCAAAGGTCGGTCAAGAATACGGTTTAATTATTGACCGTGCTTGGGCATAATAATTAATTTTAATTATTAAAATAAAGGCCCCCAGAAATGGGGGCTTTTCACTTGTAGCATTAATATCCTTATGTTATAATAATTTAGACAATCCTAAAGGAGGATAAATTGGCTACAACAGTATACGATGTAGAAGAAATTCAATTACAGAATGGTGCAAAAGTAACACTTAAGCCTTTAACTATTAAAGAGCTTCGTAAGTTTATGACAGTCATTCAAAAGACAGCAAATGTACAAAATGAAGATGAGACATTAACAATCCTTATAGATGCATGCGCTGTAGCATTAGAAAAGCAATTGCCAGATTTGGTAGCTGATAGAGATGCTTTAGAAGATTCATTGGACGTACCAACAATTAACCGCATTCTTGAAGTATGTGGAGGAATTAAGATGGACGACCCAAACCTAATGGCGGCAGCGGTTCTAGCTGGTCAGAACTAGATCTAGCCGCATTATTGGGAGAACTATTTCTTTTAGGTAATTGGAAAAGTTACGAAGAAATAGAAAACAGCCTTTCGATGCCAGAGTTGCTTTTAACATTGAAAGCAAAACAAAAGGCTGATCAAGAAAATAGAATATTCTTGGCATCTTTACAGGGAGTAAACCTAAGAGATGGACAAGAAGACGAAGAAGCTAAAACCTTCGACGATGTACGAAGAAAGGCTCTTGGTATAACAGCATCAAAAGAGGATGTTGTTTCATTACAAGGATCTTTTGCAGCGGAAGCTGGATTTGGAATCGGAATGGGTCTAGGCTATTCTAAGGAGTAATTGTTAAATGGCTGATGAGCAAATAGTAACGAATATAGTTGCTAAAGCTGATTTATCCAGCCTTGTGTCTCAAGTACACAAGGTAACTACAAGTCTACAACAATTACAAAGAGAATTAATTGCTTCAAATAAATCTATAGCCGCTTCTACTAAAGTTGCTAACAATGCGTTTAGGGATACTTTAGTACAAAGCGGCTTATTCTCTAGTCACTTTATTAATCTTAATTCAGATGTAGATAAATTTGGTAAGAATCTAGATGGCGGAAGGTTAAAGCTAAGAGATTACTTTTCAACATTTCAAACACATTTAAAGACATCTAAGGGTTTAATTAGAGAGCTTGCTAAAGAGCAAGTAATGTTACAAAATGCTGTATTACAGCCTCTAGGCAGAAATGCTCAAGGTCTTATGCAATTTAACGTTGCAGTTCCAAGAGGTTTAGATTTAGTTAAGAATAAGTCACAGCTAGCTAGAATGGAATTGCAGATTATGAATCGTGCACTTCTAGAGGGATCTACTCAGTTAATCAACTGGGGTAAAAATACTCAGTGGGCTGGTCGTCAGTTAACAGTAGGATTAACAGTTCCATTAACAATGTTTGGTACTGCTGCTGCAAAAGCATTTAGAGAGGCAGATCAAGAACTAACAAGATTAGTAAAGGTCTACGGAGATTTAGCTGGAACATCTTCTCAAGAACTAGCAAAAATAAGAAAAGATGTTACCGAAACAGCAAAAGAACTTTCTGCATCTATGGGTGTATCTTTTAAAGATACATTGGCCCTAGCTGCTGATGTTGCCGCTACTGGAAAAACTGGGCAAGAATTAATTTCTTCGGTAAAAGAAACTACCAGACTTGCAGTTCTTGGTGAAGTTGATAGACAAGAAGCAATGAAGGCAACGCTTGCTATACAGACAGCATTTAAATCAAATACAGAAGAATTAACAGAATCTATTAACTTTTTAAACGCTGTTGAAAACCAGACATCAACAACTCTTAATGATTTAGTTGAAGCTATTCCTAAAGCTGGAACTGTTGTAAAACAATTAGGTGGTAGCGTAGAAGATTTAGCATTATATTTAACTGCCATGCGAGAAGGTGGAGTTAACGCTTCAGAAGCCGCTAACGCATTAAAGTCTGGTCTTGCTTCTATGATTAACCCAACAAAACAAACTATTGGAGTTATGTCTAATTTTGGAATAGACATCATGGGCATGGTTGCTCAAAATACTGGTAATACAACTGGAATGATTTTGTCTTTACAAAAAGCTTTAGATACTTTAGATCCATTAAGTAAAGCACGTGCCTTAGAGCAGATGTTTGGTAAATTCCAATTTGCAAGAATGGCTGCTTTATTTAATAACTTAGGAAAATCTGGAAGCCAGACATTAAAGGTTATGGAGCTTATGAATGCCAGTGCAGGTGAGTTGGCAAGTGTAGCTGGTCGAGAATTAGCACTTGTTACAGAATCAGCTTCAGGCAGATTTAAGAGAGCTGTAGAATCTTTAAAGGCAAGCTTAAGCGGAGTTGGAGAAGACTTTTTAAACTTCGGAACAAAAGTATTAAATATATTTGAAAAAATTGTAAACTTTTTTGAAAATTTACCAGGACCAGTTAAAAAGCTAATTACTTTATTTGGTGGAATAACAGCAATAGCTGGTCCTCTAATTATGATCACTGGTGTTCTTGCAAACTTTATGGGCTATATTACTAAGGGTATTGTTTTAATGAAGTCGTTCTTCCAAGGAACTGGCGGATGGAAGTTACTGACACCAGAAATGATTGCAGCCGAAAGAGCTGCAAGAATGGTAGAAAAATCATTTTATTCTGATGCAGCTGCAGCAAATGTTTTGCATACAGCATTACAAAAATTAATATTTGATTATGCAAGCTTAAAGACATCTATGACAGCTGGAGTGATTCCAGTTAATCCAACTATATCTACTGTTGGCGGAACAGTGTTATCTGGAACTAGAAGAGTAGTGGATCCAACAAGCCCATATGCTGGAGATCCAAATACTAGAGCAATGTCTCATATTAATCCAAGAGATCCAAATAATCCTGCATCATTAATGGGTGTTGTCCCTGGAGCAATCCCAGTAAATAGAAATATTGGAAAGACTCCTCAAATATACATGCAGGATAGACTTCCAAATATTGAAGGACTTACTTCAGTAAAAGGTATATCGACTGGAATAAATGCTGATGAAGCTGCAAGATTCCATGCCCTTATGGGAACACTTGGAATGCAAACACAAGCAGAGGTTGAAGCATTAAAGAAAACAATTGCAATGGGTGGAACTGTAAGCAAAGAATTACTTGATACATTTGATGATGTTTTGCCAATTACAGCCAGAATTGCTGATGGTGCTGCAACTCAATCTGCTGCAATCGTTGCAGAATTAAGAGCTGGAACAATAACAGTAGAGCAAGCAAAGGCAAGAATTATTGCATTAAATGCACAAATAGAAGCAATGCTACAGCAAGAGATTAGCTTGTATGCAGCCTCTAAAGGAAGAACAATTGATTTTACAAAAGCTCCATTAATGGATCAGCCAGTTGTTGATGCTAATGGTCAATTTACTTTAAGAGATTTATATAAGAAAGAAAACAACAGAGCAATACTTGAAGAAATTGGAAGACTACGTGGAGTAAGAACATTTGGCGCACCATATAGTACTCAAACAACTATGTTCCCAAGATTTAATGAGGGTGGACCAATCGAATCATTTGGTCCAAATAAAACAGTAGTATCTGGACCAGCTTCTATTAATTATGATGATAGATTGGCTGCTTTGCCAGAAGGTGGTTATGTTCTTAATCAGCAAGCTTCGATGGATCCAGCAAATGAGTGGATTCATAGAATCGCCCCGTATACACACGAAGGTTCTGGAAGCACAGTTATAGCTGAAGTAACTCCTAAAGAATTAGTTTTAGGTAAGGGTATTAGAAAAGACCCAGTTCTTTATGCTGCCGTAGAGGCCGCTAATAATGGATATAATTTCGGCGGTCAAATAATGAGGGGCGTTACAAATTATGGAAGACAGAAGGTAGATCCAAAAGAAGCAAAAAGATTATTGTCAATAACATCTGCAGTTATGAATGATCCTAATTATGATGCTAATATGAGAATATCTGCAATTGCATCAGATGCTGCAATATTACATGGAATGGGAATGCCAGCAAAAGATGCATTAGAATTAGCAACAGATTTTTATGATCAAGCAATGTCACATGCTACATCAGCAGATGGAAAAGTATTTAGTTTAGATAAATTTGTTGATCAAAGAAA